TTTACTGAAAAGCCTATGTTAGTATTTATGAATAACTGTGTGAACACTATAGCACAGATACCAAGCATCCCACTGGACAAAAAGAATCCAGAAGATGTAGACACCAAAGCAGAAGATCACTTGTATGATGCATTACGCTATGGTATAATGACTAGACCACGCAGTAGTATATGGGATTACAACCCAGCCAAACAAAGATCTGGCTTTCAAGCTAGTGACTCAACATTCGGATATTAAATATGGCAGAAGAAATGTTTGAAACAGATGATGTCGTTGCAGCAGAGGACGCACTCGATTCCATCTTTAAAGAAAAGCACAGCGTAATAGACTTTGTAAAAGATAGATACAAAAGATCTGAGGACTCTAGGTATGCTGATGAACAACGATGGCTAAAAGCCTATCGTAACTATCGTGGTTTGTATGGATCAGATGTACAATTTACTGACTCAGAGAAGTCACGTGTATTTGTAAAAGTAACTAAAACAAAAACATTAGCAGCGTACGGACAGATAGTAGACGTACTGTTTGGTAACAATAAGTTTCCTCTATCCGTAAACCCATCAGTATTACCTGAAGGTGTAGCAGAATCAGTACACATAAACATAGATCCTAGAGCAGAGACAGCAACCTCTGCTATTAGTGCAGCTATGGGTTCACCAGCGCCAAGACCTTATCTTATAGATGGCGATACAGAACTACAGCCGGGTGAAACTCTTATGGATCTTCAGGCAAGATTAGCTGGCATGGAGAACAAACTAGAACCTGTATCTGAAAAGATTATAGAGGGTGATGGTACTACACAAACTAGTGTAACATTCCATCCTGCTATGGTTGCAGCTAAGAAGATGGAAAAGAAAATTCATGACCAGCTACAAGAAAGTGGAGCTACTACACATCTAAGAAGTATGGCATTTGAAATGGCTCTACTAGGTACAGGTGCTATGAAAGGTGCTTTTGCTGTAGATAAAGAGTATCCTAACTGGAATGAAGATGGTGAGTATGATCCTATTGTAAAGACTGTTCCAGAGTGTGAGCATGTTTCTATATGGGATTTCTATCCTGACCCTGAAGCTAAGTCTATGGAAGATGCAGAGTATGTTGTACAAAGACATAAGATGTCACGTACACAGCTACGTAAACTCAAGTCACGTCCATACTTTTTAGATGATGGTGTACAGAACGCCATAGACAAAGGACCAGACTATACACAGAAGTACTGGGAAATGACTATGGAGGACGATGATACTCAACCGACATCAGAGCGTTGGGAAGTATTAGAGTTCTGGGGCTATGTAGATACCAAGATATTAGAAGAGCATGGTGTTGATGTACCTAGTGAACTAAGTGACTTAGATGAAGTTAACTGTAACGTATGGGTATGTAACGGTGAAGTAATACGTTTTGTACTAAACCCATTCAAGCCTACACGTATTCCATATTATGCTGTACCATACGAGCATAACCCATACTCCTTCTTTGGCGTTGGTATTGCTGAGAACATGGATGATACACAGACATTGATGAATGGCTTTATGCGTATGGCTATTGATAACGCAGCAATGTCAGGTAATCTTATCATAGAAGTAGATGAGACTAACCTAGTTCCGGGTCAAGACCTTTCTGTTTATCCCGGAAAGATATTTAGAAGACAAGGTGGCGCTCCGGGACAAGCAATCTTTGGTACAAAGTTTCCCAACGTGGCACAAGAAAACATGCAACTATTTGATAAAGCGAGGGTTTTAGCTGATGAGTCAACGGGATTCCCATCATTCGCACACGGACAAACAGGTGTCCAAGGTGTTGGCAGGACTGCTTCTGGTATTAGTATGCTTATGTCTGCTGCCAACGGAAGTATCCGAACTGTTGTTAAGAATGTAGATGATTATCTAATACGTCCACTAGGTAAAGCATTCTTTGCATTCAACATGCAGTTTGATTTTGATGAAGAGATAAAAGGTGACCTAGAAGTAAATGCATCTGGTACAGAAAGCTTGATGGCTAATGAAGTACGTAGCCAGCGCTTGATGCAGTTTTTACAGGTTGCACAGAATCCAGTACTTGCACCTTTTGCAAAAATGGATTATATTATACGTGAGATTGCGAAGAGCATGGACTTAGACCCTGACAAGGTAACTAACTCTATTGCTGACGCAGCTATACAAGCTGAGATACTAAAAGGTTTTCAAGCACCAATGCCTACACCAGAGGAAGGTGTAGCTGCTCCTGAAGGTCAAGGTCCACAAAGTGTAGCTGATACTACTGGAGGTGGAGGTTCACAGATAGGTATGGGTACAGCACCACTACCTGAAGAACAAGGATTTACAGGAAATGCACCTCAAGCAGTTGGTCAATGATAAAGAATGTTATGAACAGTTTCAAAAACATTTAGATGATTTAATTTATATAAGACAACGTGCGTTGGAAACAGCAAACGAACCACACATTATGCATAGACAACAAGGTGCGATAGACGTACTTAGGAAACTAAAGTTACTAAAGGAAACGGTAAATGGTGGATGAGCCAACTGAGGAAGACCGTCTTGAGTTTGTAAGGTCTTACGGTGTAGAACCTGTAACGGACGTAAATACTGATCTTACTTTAAAAGATGCCGCTTTATCTGTTGCTGAGATGACTCCTATTATAGGAGATGCTATGGCAGCAAAAGAAGTGTACGATGAGTTAATGAAGGAAGATCCTAACTACAAACTCATTGCTGCGCTAGGTGGTGCTGCCTTAATTGGTGCAATTCCGGGTATAGGTGACGCTGCTGCTGCAGGTATACGTAAAGCTGCAGATACACTAAAACGTGTTGAAATTGATCCTGATGCTTTAGGTATGATGGGTGGTAACATTAGGTTAAAACCTAAACCAAAAGAAGAAGACTATTTAACTTTAGATAATCCTAATTATAAAGAACTTAGAGGTCAGGTAGATGAAACTACTGATATTAATGCTGCAGAAGGATTATTAGATTCTACAGAAGAAGATATTGCAAAAATTAGAGAAGCACAGGCTGCAAATAGAAAACAAGATGAAGCAGGTAAAAGACCTTTTGCAGAAGAAGCTCAAGCTTTAGAAAGAAATGAAATAACATCTAAAGAGTTTAGAGAAAAAGCTTTTGCTGATGTTGAAAAGTTTACTGAACTAGAACAACTACCTACCTTTACAGAAATAGTTTTTGCACTTGATAAAAACAAAAGAGAAAAAGGTATAATAGGTTTAGAAAAATCTATGGCTCAAGGAGCTAAAAAAATAGCAGCAGGTGATAGAGTGATGGCTCGATTAGATATACCTGCATACAATAGATTTGATGTTTATGTTCCACAAATTACATTTAGAAAAGAAGGAGCAAAAGGAGCAGAAAGTGTTTTCTCTAGGACAATGGTTATAGAGGATGTAAAATTTCCTACTCCACAAAAACCTTCTTTTGATATTGCAAGAGGAGAAAAAACCAAGTACCCTCACGCAACAATTAACGGACAAGTTGCTTCTAACCCTGCATCTAAAAAGATGTACACAGATCAAGAGGCACACGATTTAGCAAAAAGTGTTTTTGATGATCCTGACTTTGTTCACGTAGGATATAATCCCGACAGAGGTGGCTTCTTTTACGACAGAGAAACTAATATGCCTGTATTCGATTCTCCTCTTGTTGTACAAATTGGAAAACAGATATTTGCAAAACGATCTGGTGAAACTTCTGCTGAAAGAGTTGCCAAGATGCGTGAGATGGATTTGAGGAAAACATCTCCAGACATTAAAAAACCTACATTATTTAGCGAGGGCGGTATGGCATTAGAAGAACAAATGAGCATGAACTTTGGTGATGTACCTGATAATACTATAGGTCAAGATCCTGTATCAGGTAATGATATACCATTAGGTTCTACAGCAGAGAATGTACGAGATGACATACCAGCTAATCTAAGTGAAGGTGAAATAGTTGTTCCTGCTGACGTAGTAAACTTTCATGGTGTAAAACTATTTGAAGATCTGCGTAAAGAAGCTAAGATGGGCTATGCTCAGATGGCAGAAGATGGACGTATAGGTGGTGAGCCTATGGACATGAATGATGATATGGATATAGAACTATCTGAGTTAGACTTAGAGATAATGGATGATGAAGCTCCTGTAGAGATGCGTAGAGGCGGCATGTCTATGAAGGACTACGAGGGTGTTACAAAGAATAGAGATATAAAACCTCCCAAGCGTAGTGGTCCAAGAAAAACACATGCAGAGATAATGGCTTCAGCTTTCAGAGATGATGATGATAATAAATCAAGCTCCTCTAGCTCTAAACCATCTGATTATTATTCTCCTGAAAACATTTCTAAAAGAGTTCAAGCTAGAAAGAACAAACCAAAAACAAGAGGCGAAGCACTATATAGGAGTATGAAAGATTTATTTAGCGGTGGTGATGACGATGATAAGCCTACACGTAATAAATACAATTTAGACTTACAGTTTGGTGGAAACCTTGCAGAACGTGGCGCACGTAAGTTTGGAACAGCAGCCCCGTCAGCAGGTCAAGTACAAGGTGCATATACAGGACAACAAGAACCTTTTAATACAGACTTTGAAAGGCAACCATTCTTTCAAGCACTTGTTAAAAACCTAAAAAAAGAATTAGGCATGGATGAAGGTGGACTTGTACCCGATGAAGATCAACATCTTATAGGGGGTGAGTCTCAGTTTAATCAAGGGCCATATTATGCACCTGATCAAAAAGGTGGCTTTGATATGGAGAACGCTTATGCTAACTATGGGCAAGGTGAAGGTCCTGTCATAGAGATGCGTGAGTACATGAATGATGAAGGACATAGAATATTTATTACCTTCATAGATGGTGAACCACAAATGGAGATACCTGCAGGTTATTACCCAGTGGGTGACGATGTAGTTGTAGCTCCTGAAGTTCCTCCAGTAGGTGGTAGTGGTGGTTCTGATGATGGTGGTAGTGGTATGGATATGCCAACAGCTACTCCTGTCAACTACAAAGAATTGTCTATAGAAGAACTACAGCAAATGGTAGAGGACCACAAAAGTTTTGGTAGTAAAGTATTTGCAAGTTTAAGTCCTTTTACTAGACTTGCTATGTGGGATCAAACACGTAGAACTAAAGCAGAAATAGAAAGAAGACTAGCAGATCCTAACATTTCTAACGTAGATAGAATGAGACTAGAGCAACTTCTTGATATAGCAAATAGAGATGAACCCGGTTTAATAAAAACTTTAGTAGATAAAATTACAGGTAATACTCTTCAAACAGCAGCAGGTCAGATACCTAAACCTAAAATGCCTGATGTAGACTTTGATGATCCTACAGAGGCAGGTACAGTTGCTGCTCCATATACACCAAACGATCAAGAAGAAGATGGCGTTACAACTCCGGGCATAAATGCTGCTGATGCTGTTGATTTAGGTTATACACCTGCAGAAATAATACAAAAAAGTATTGAAGATAAACGTTTTACAGATGCAATGGAAGAAGCTAAAACTAGGGATACCGATGATGACGAACCATTTGTACAAGGACCTTATGATAATGTTCCACCTGTAGATAGCGGTTTTGGTGGTATGGGAACAGATCCAGCAGAAGAATTTGGTGGAAGTCGAGTAACTTTTCAAGATCCTCCATCTCTTCCCCCTGCCCCATCTTACACAAAACCTGCCAACGATCCATACTCTGAAAAAAGAGGAAGACGTTCTGGTGGAGGAGGCCGTAACAAAGGCGGCCTAGCTAAAAAGAAAACTAAAAAATCCAAATAACTATAAGGCCACTCAGCTTCGGCTGACCCCAACATAAGGAGAAAACAAATGGCTACAAACGAAGAAGCAAAACGACATCCAATGGTAAAACCTGATATCCCAAGAGTATTGATGGGTAGAGGAGGTTACCTAAGTAACGAAGAGCGTATTAAGAAAGACGAAGAAGAGCTTCTAGCTATGAAGAAAGAAGCGTTAGGAATAACAGATGAAGAAAGTTCTGAAGATCAACCCAGTAGCGAAGAGCCTAAAGCTGAACCAGTACAGGCAGAGAGTGATACCAAACAAAAAGAAGAACCCAAAGCAGAAGCACAAGAAGATGACAGTGAATTAGGTGCTGAAGAAAAGAACTTCAAAAAACGTTATGGAGATCTGCGTAGACACTCACAGAAAAAAGAAGAAGAGTTTAATCAAAAGATAAAAGCTTTAGAGGAGCAACTAAACAAAGCTTCAAAACAAGAACTTGTACTTCCTAAAACAGATGAAGAGTTAGAAGCTTGGACTAAAAAGTATCCTGATGTTGCTTCTATCATAGAAAGCATTGCTGATAAGAAGTCTAAGAAAGCAGCTAAAGACTTAGAAGAACGTATGGCTGAACTAGAAGAGATGCGTCTTAATGCTCACAAAGAAAAGGCAGAAGCAGAACTAGTTAAGATACATCCTGACTTTATAGAGATACGTCAAGATGATGCATTTCATAACTGGGCAAAGGATCAACCTAAATGGGTACAAGATGCTTTGTATGAGAATGTAGATGATGCAAAGTCTGTAGCACGTGTAATAGATTTGTATAAAGTTGACAAAGGTATTACTAACAAGAAGAAAGTTAAACCTGCAGAGAAAGCAGCAGCATCTTCAGTTAAAACAAAAAGCAATGCAGCACCAGAACCAGATGAAATGGCTAACCATATCCGTGAATCTGAAGTGGAAGCAATGTCTATTAAAGAATACGAGAAGCGTCAGGAAGAAATTTTAGATGCTCAACGTAACGGAAGATTTATTTACGATCTGTCAAGAAAGTAGTTGACATTCTTAACATCGTAGATACAACTATAGCATATACACAACAACAGTGTGTATGCTTTAACAAGCACTAGCCACACAAAGACTTACCTCTAAGTATAGGCCCAGCGCAAAGAGATAGCGCAATCTCTGAGCATAGCTGACTACCCTACAACGAAGAGCCTCTTCAGGTGGATATGTAGTGTACTAACCCCACGCCATATCTATAAGGAGATTTTAACTATGGCTATTACATCAGCAAGTGGAGGCTTTACAGGCAACTTCAGCCCGATAATGTACTCCAAACAGGCGCAAATCGCATTGCGAAAAGCATCTGTCGTAAGCGCAATCACAAACAACTCCTACTTCGGAGAGATTGCAAATCAGGGTGACGTTGTACGCATCCAAAAAGAACCAGACGTAACTGTTAACGCTCTACAGAGACACACAAACATTACTGTACAGAAGTTAGCAGACTCTGACTTCCAGTTAACCATTGACAAAGCTAACTACTTTGCTTTCAAAATGGATGACATTGAAGAGCAGTTCTCACACGTTGACTTTGTAAGCCTAGCTGCAGATAGAGCAGCATACAAAATGGCTGACTCAATAGACGCTGACATCTTAATGTACATGACAGGTACTAACCCAGCAACTGGGCAGTACGCATCAACTGTTTCAGGTACTGCACAGCACCCAACGTCAAGTGAGCTAAATGGTGAATTTTTGAAAGTGAACCAGTTAGACATGTCTGACATGAATAACATCACCACTTCACCTTCATCAGGTACAACTGGTGACTCTATTCCTCTAGCACCTAGAATGCCGGGCGCACAATCAAGAGGAACTACAACTGCATCACCATTGCAACTTATTGCACGTATGGCACGTCAATTAGATACGCAAACTGTTGATTCACGTGGACGTTACTTGGTTGTTGACCCAATCTTCATGGAAATGTTGAAGGACGAGGACTCACGTCTTCTAAATTCAGACTTCGGTGGATCAGGTCTACAAAATGGCTTGGTTGCAGGAAACATCCACGGCTTCCGTGTACACGTTTCAAACAACCTACCAACAGACGGTACAGGACCAGGAACTTCTGGCACAACTGCACAAGATGACAACTTCGGTATCATCCTAGCAGGTCAGGAAGAAGCGGTTGCAACTGCAGAACAGATCAACAAAGTAGAAAACTACAGAGATCCAGATTCATTTGCAGACATCGTACGTGGTATGCACCTATACGGACGTAAAATCTTACGCCCACAAGCATTGGTCACAGCACGATACAACGCTGCTTAATCATAAGATAAACTTAGAGGCTGCTTCGGTGGCCTCTTCGTGCATTTAACATAAGGACATTCTCATGGGTACTATTACTACAGCAATGTGCAACAGCTTCAAGCAAGAGCTACTTGGGGGTGTTCACGACTTAGACACACACACATTGAAGATAGCTCTAATCAAACCTTCTCCTACAAGTAACTTCAACAAAGCTACTACTAACTACTCTGACCTTACAGCTAACTCAGATGAAGCTACTGGTACAAACTATACTGCAGGAGGACAAGCATTGGATTCGCCTGTCATATCTATACCTTCAGGTACGGATACGGCTATTGTTGACTTTGCAGATGAAGTCTTTTCCAACCTGACTATCTCTGCTGCTGGGGCTTTGCTCTACAACAGTTCGGCAAGTAACAAGGCTATAGCTGTGTTCTCGTTTGGCTCAAACGTAGCATCGACAGCAGGTGACTTTACAGTTATCTTTCCTACAGCAGATGCATCCAACGCAGTTATACGAATAACGTAAAGGTAAACTAATGGCACTGATACTAAGAGATCGTGTACGTGAAACGACTACAACTACAGGAACAGGTAATTTAACTCTTGGTGGCGCAAGTGCAACCTTTGATACATTCGCATCAGTCATGTCTACGAATGACACGACTTACTACGCCATTGTGCATACAGCTAATGGCACAGATGAATGGGAAGTTGGACTAGGTACATACAGTGGTACTAATACTCTTACAAGAACTACAGTACTATCTAGCTCAAACGGTGGATCAGCAACAAACTTTTCAGCAGGTACTAAATTTGTATTCATAACTTTACCTGCTGGTGCTGCTGCTCACCTTGACCCAGCATCTAACGATCACGACTTAGCATCAGTCATCTCCTTTGGTAATCACGACACAGATGATATATCAGAAGGATCTTCCAACTTATACTTCACCAACGCTAGAGCAGATGCACGTGTCGCTGCATCCACAGCCTTTGACCCAGCAGGTTCTGCTGTTGCACTAGCGATAGCTTTGGGATAACATTATGGCAAATACATTTCTTAGAAAGACTTCACGTAGCATAGGCACATCAGCAGTTACGGTGGGAAGCTACACAGTGGGTGGCAGCACAGCCACAACCGTTATTGGTTTGTCTTGTGCTAACAGAACCACTGCAGCTATCACAGTTGACGTAACACACAACGATGGGTCTAACGATACATTCTTGGTTAAACAAGCTACCGTACCTAGTGGAGGCTCACTTGTTGTCGTTGGAGGTGATCAAAAGGTCGTTTTACAAACAGGCGATAGCATTAAAGTGACATCGAGTGCAGCCTCCTCTTGTGATGTAATGATGAGTATATTGGAGATTACCTAATGGGTAAGTCTAAAGATTTAGCAACTGGCTCTTCTACTCTGTATCAAACACAAACTACAAGTGATACAAGGTATGTAAACACTGCTGGTGATACAATGACTGGTACGTTAAATATTACTGGTGATTTAAGTGTTTCAACAGCAACTAATGCTAAACTTTCAGTTAATGATCAAATAGGTGAAGTAGGTGATGGAAACCTAGCTTTTCAAGCACAGAATACGGCTGGTAGTGCGTTAAAGCCAATGGGTTTTAGAGCAGAAGATATACGTTTTGCTACTGGATCAAGTGAGCGTATGAGAATAGATGCATCAGGTCGTGTGACAAAGCCTAATCAGCCAGCCGCTTCTTGGGGAACCTCTACCGATAGAACACTACCTCAAAACTCATCTTGGCAAGATGTGCAATTAAATGTTGAAAATTATGATAGAGGTAATAATTACAACACCAGCAACTACAGATTTACTGCGCCAGTTGCAGGAGTTTACCTAGTAGGATTTAGTGGCGAGTTCCAATGTACCTCTGCTACAGTTTGGACATATTTGTGTCCAAGAATTAACGGAAGCAATACTGCAAATCTTAATTCTAAAGGTAATTATTTTGCAGATTTTACGACACCTGTAGCAACTTATTATCAACATTCTCAAACATGGTTATTAAACCTAGCAGCAAACGATTATTTTGTTTTTAGTGCTAATGGCGCTGGAGGGACTTTAAAAATAAAATCTAATACTGAGCTTCAATTTTTTGCTACATTACTAGGATAAACGTATGGCATATATAGGACAGACACTAACCGAAGGCACAAGAAGGGCGCATACATATACAGCTACTGCTGGACAAACCACATTTAATGCTGTATACTCTCTTGGAAACGTAGACGTATATCAAAACGGAATACTGTTACAACCTG